CACCGCTGCCCTTGCGCTCGTGTGCTTCCCTGCATATTTCCATCATGCGTACCGCTTTCGGCTTCCCCTTAATGGTCTTCTTAGCATGATACTTACACAGGTACCTTTCAAGCACACCAATGTGCAATGCGGACATAACTGCGCCCGCATCGCCATCCGCTATAAGCATACGCGGTGGCTTGCCATAAGGCATGGGTTCAAGTTTGATCGCGGCCTTGAACTGATAATCAGGTAACAGTCGCCACATCAAACAATTCAGTGCCATTTCTGCACGTGATGGAGTCCATTTGTGTGATTTAAGGTTACCAAACAATAACCATGAGGCAATGCGCTCAACTGAATCAGATTTGCGGATCTCATCACACAAAACATCAGTGAGCCCGATTAGCTCTTCACGTTCATTGTCGGTTAAATCAAACGGGACATATTTCTCAATGATACGCTTGTCCACAGCTTCTTTCACCTTACCTGGCGTGTCCGCGTGAAAAACGCGGTCTTCAGACGTGGGGCAAAATTTGACCGCCAAAGCATCCTCCTCAGTTGCAATCCCAGAAATTGAATCAGCGTCGGTTAACAACACGACATCGTGCAACTGTGAAGCCAATGCTGGCCCGAAAATTTGCTCGTCTGCTGTGGCTGAGGTTGGTTCCGCCACAGGTTGTTCAGTACCACCAGGTAGTGGGTTCTTGTTGCGGACATACGTCTTTTTCCGCAAAACGGCAGTTCGGCCACTACAGCACACCCATTGATTATCAAATGTGGTAGTGTCGGCAACTTCGCTTGAAAGTAAAGCTGCGAGGTAGGGCCATACCTCGAATACCGCTTGTTGGTAAAGGGTGTCTTTGCGTATCTTGTCTCCAATAATGGAATTGGAACGCATATTGCATAGTTGGATGTTGCCGTTGTGAACAGTTCCTTTTGCTGATGTAACTGCACCCACAGTCGCAGAAGTGACTGCCTCAGCATATTGTTGTGCTGTGAGGCATATCTCTGCTGTCATGGTGTCGTCGAACCCTACGAAATGCTGGATGCCGTTAAGGCACCACTCGCTCATCGATTGTAAAGGGCGACATGCATTACACCTTCCAACTGCAATATCGATTTTCCAGTAACCCTCATCCGTTCCCGCCCGACCGTCTTTAATAAACTGCTTTGGACTCAATACGTCCAGTAGTTGCTGGTGGCAGTTCAGACACACGCTCTTGGCGCTGCCGGGAGCAGGACGTGCTGTAATTGCAGCCATCACTAGGATGGAAGTTTTACAAAGCACGGGCTGTAGCCAACACAACACACAAAATATGTTGTGCTCGTAGAGCTCTTTCCACGATCTTGGTCCGTCAAATTAACTCCAGAAGACACGGGGACTTCTTGA